GGACTCATTCAAAAAGTTTATTCTTGAGAATGAAGTCGTGGACTTGCTGGAGAAACGCATCGCGCAAACCAACATGGCACGGTACCTCGAAGAGAACCCGGGCTCTCTCCCGCCGGGCTTGAACTCTGTAACGGAGTTTGAGATTCGCGTAACTAAACCAACCAAGTAAATTTATCATGACTAATATCGCACTATTCAACCCTTCCAATGCTCCCTCATTCGCACGCAACCACGAGTTATCTGAGACAGCCAAAGCCCTAACGGGTGGCGGCGTAGGCAATAGCACTCAACGCATCTCCATCAAAGGTGGTGTGTTCCGTTTGCTGGCCGGTGGTAAAGAGATTGCCTCTATCGACGAGCGCTTCTTGGACGTCATCATTGTTAAGGCTGCGCCCAAGGTCAGCCGCATCTTCTATGCTAAGTCTTATGACGGTGACAACATCACTGGCCCTGACTGCTGGAGCAACGATGGTGAGCGCCCAGACGCATCCGCTGAGAACAAGCAAGGTACTACTTGCATGAGTTGCCCTCAGAACATCGCGGGTTCAGGTCAAGGCAATAGCCGTGCCTGCCGCTACCAACAACGCTTGGCTGTGGTGCTTGAGAACAACATTGAAGGTGCAGTACTGCAGTTGACTTTGCCAGCCACTTCGGTGTTTGGTAAGGAAGACGGAGACAAGCGCCCATTGCAAGCCTTCGCTCGCAACTTGGCAATGCAGAACCCACCCATCAGCCCCGAGATGATTGTGACTCGCATGAAGTTCGACACGAAAGCAGAAGCGCCCAAGTTGCACTTCGCGCCTAGCCGTTGGCTGACTGACGAGGAGTACGCAATCGTTAAGACGCAAGGCGACAGCGATGAAGCCAAGCGTGCAGTTGTGATGACTGTTGCCGCCGCTGATGGTGTGAAGACTGCACCTAAGTTAGCCATCGAAGGCAAGCGCCCCATGGGTGAGTTGACCAAGGAAGAAGACGCTCCAGCATACGAGCCTATCGCGGCCAAGGCAAAAGCGAAAGCCAAGCCTGTCGAGGTAGAGGAACATGCTGAACCAGAAGTCCGCAAGGAATCTTCTAAGCCGTCTGCTGTGCCTGCCAAGAAAGGCAAGCTCGCTGACATCGTGTCCGATTGGGACGATGAGTAATTAAATCGGGGGGAAAGCTGTGCAAAGGCTTTTAAGCTTGCGGACGAGCAGTTAGTACCCCCACCTAAAACACTATGGCCTATTCACAAAAAGTAATTGACGCAGTCATGGCTGCAAAGAAAACGCCCGGCAATCAGCTTGGGCGTTGGGCGATCTACCTAGATTTCCCTGTGACGAAGATTGCTTATGCGCTCGGGGTCACACGCCAAACTGTGTACAACTGGTTCGAAGGTAAGGATGTTTTTGTCGCGTATCAAAACCGCGTGGAACTCCTTTTAGAAATAATGAAGTCCTCAAAGGACGCACAACAAGCTTGGAGAAGAATATGCAAAGAATACAACCTAGAACCCTGACCAACAGGGAACTCATCAACTATTGTGCAGACGCGGTGGATGACCCGTTTGGTATGCCAAAGGAATGGCAGAAAGAATTATTGCGCCGTTTTGTAGCACTTTCCCCAACAGAAGAACACCCGTTCATCGATCCAAACCAACAAAACCTTTTCTGATTAAGGCGGACAAATATGGAACCGCTTGAGTTTGTAGCGGCTGTTTTGCCACCGCCCGGAAATGGGCGTTATTGCGTGGTGGAACTTTCAAGAAAAAAAGAACATGCCTATGTTCACACACTGGAGGAAGCACAGCCTTTCATCGACAGATGGAAGCAATCGGGTGAAGACATTTACTTTGCGCTAGGTACATTCGGGGACGACAACAATCGGACTGCGGACAATGTGCACATGGTCAAGACCTTTGCCATCGACGTGGACTGCAATCACCCCAAGGACTTACCTGATCCCAAAACGGGACTAATCAAACCCAAGGCGTACGCTAGTGCGAAGTTGGCGGCACAGGCCATTATGGACTTTGCGGAGACTACAGGACTGTCGGCTCTGGGCGACCCATGGATGGTGGCGTCTGGCGGCGGCGTACACGTATACTGGCCGATTACTGAAGCCGTGGATGTCAACGAGTGGAAGCCTGTGGCCGAAGCGTTCAAGCGCATGTGCTACCAAAATAAGCTGGACATTGACCCCACAGTAACGTCAGACGCATCCCGCGTTCTGCGTATCCCTGCCACGATCAATACCGGCATCAAGAACAAGAAGAAGGTTCGGGAGCAAACCAACGTGCGCTTCATGAGCGAAGGCGCTGTGTTCGAGTTGGCAGACATCCGCGCTGTGGTTGAGAAGAACCTCATTGGTACGCAGTATGAAGTCACAGCCAAGCAACCTAACAACGTGGTTGAACTCCCCGGTACTAGGCCAGCCGCACCAAGCGCAAGTCAGGTCAAGTTGTTTGAGAACAGCGTCACCCGCTTCAAGAACATTGTGGTCAAGACCCGTGCAGGGACAGGCTGTGGCCAGATCTCACACTACGTAGAACACGCTGAACAAGACGGTATGGAACCCCTGTGGCGCGGTATTCTTTCGTGGACAAAGGTCTGTGTGGATGGCGAGGGTGCATCAAAGTGGATCAGCGACATGCACCCATACAGCGAAGACCGCATGCGCACCAAGTTGGCTGAGATCAAAGGCCCATACCCTTGCACTAAGATGGACTCGGAGAACCCCGGAGTCTGCCCAAGTTGCCCACATTGGGGCAAGATCACAAACCCGCTAGTGTTTGGCCGCGACATGGCGGTGACCACTGTTGAGAGCGTTGTGGAATTACCACGCGTTTCAATGGACGAGGAAGTTAAGAAAGTGCTTCGCCCTGAAGCACCCCGTGGCTACGCTTATGGTGAGCGCGGCGGCATCTTTATCCAGAAGGAAGACGAAGACGCGCAGGGTAACAAGGTCATGCGTAGCGTGTTGATTATTCCTTACGATCTTTTCCCTGTGGACATCCTGAGCCACAACGGAGAACACACAGTGCACTTCATGGCCATCAGGCGTGAGGGTGTGCAGAACATTACGATGGCGCAGAAGGCTGTTGTGAGCCAAGACGAAACAGTCAAGGCACTGGCCAACCAGAATATCGTGGCATCGTTTGGTCGAGGCAACGACAAGAATTTGTTTGATTACGTACGTGCGAGCGTGGAAAAAATGAGCAACGACAAATCACCCGTTAAAGTACCCGCCAATTATGGCTGGCAAGAAAATGATACTTTTGTTTTCGCTGGCAAAATCTTTAGTGCCACTGCCGCACCCGTAGAAGTGCCAATGCCCGGCCTTGAGAACATCGTGGCCAACACCAGACCCACTGGCTCGATGGAAACTTGGGTAGCGTTCATGAAGCTCTTAATTGCCAAGAAGCTATACGGACATCTGTCCATCGTTTTGGCAGGCGCCAGCGCCCCTTTTATGCGGTTCACGGGCATTTACGGGATGACTTATCACTGCGGTTCAACCGAGTCCGGTACGGGTAAGTCGCTGGCACTGGAAGGTGCGGCTTCAGTTTGGGGTCACCCAGTCCACTACCGCACGGGTAAGGGTACATCGCCTGTTGCTATGCAACAACGCCTCGGACTGCTCGGTAGCATGCCGCTAGTAACGGATGAGATCACCGCCAAGAACCGCAAGGATTCTGAGTGGTTCCCTGAGTTCCTACTGGACATGACCGAGGGTCGTGGCAAGGAGCGTATGGAGTCTGGCGCTAACAAGGAGCGTATCAACCTCTCGACTTGGCAGACTGTGGCCATCATGTCCTCCAATACCCACGTTGTGGACTACCTAACAGGGTCACGCAAGCACTCGTCTGAGGGTGAACTGCGTCGCGTTCTTGAGTTCATCATGGACGAAGAACTGTCGTGGGAACCCCATGAGATTGAGATCATCAAGTCGTTGCATAAAAACTACGCTTTGGTGGGCTACGAGTTGGCTGGCTTCTTGGCCAAGAACGTGCCCATGCTCAAGACCTTGGTGCCTGAGATCGTGCGTAACTGCTACAAGGACTTCAACGCTACCAACGACGAACGCTTCTGGATGGCTGGCATCGGTGCAATGATGGCCGCTGGCCTGTCTCTGGGCAGTAAGCACCTTGGCATCATCGACTTCCCCTTGAGCGAGATGAAAGACTTCCTGATCCTGCGTGTCAACACGGCTCGGGGCAACATCAAGACCAACAAACGCAGTGCAGAGGATGTCCTCAACGGCTTCATCCAAGAGTATTACGGCAAGTTCGTGGTGGTGCGCTTTAACTCCAAGTCTGGCGCTGTGGCTTTGCTTGGCGGTACTGCTGAGATCGACGCATCGACTACCCGCTCGGTAGTTATGGGGCGCGTGGAGCACGGCGTAACAGCCAACCACACAGACTTTTACATCGAGGAGCGACTGCTAAAAACCTTCTGCTCCAACATGAGTTTTGGCTACGCTGACTTCAAGCGACAGCTTGAGAAGCAGTTTGTGGTTTCGTACATGCCGAAGAAAGACATGATGGCAAGAACCAGTGGCCCCCCGATGCGGGTGTCCACCATGAAGATCTCGAGAGAGAACTCTACCTTGGATGAAGAAATTATCAATCCAGTATCCATGGCAGCGGCTTGAGAGGGGGCAGGGGTTCTTTGTCCCCTGCATCGACACGGAGGCTGTCAAAGCCGAAGGCTTAAATAAGGCCCTCGGCTTTCGTTTGTTTGACGCCCGAGCCAAGGTCGGGATCAGGGACGGCTTTACTGGCGTGTGGTTTTATCGACTGCTTTGAGAAAGGCTCGGGCGTATTCTGTCTGAGCCTTATCAATACGCGCCAGCATCTCGTCTTTCTGCTCCGTGGTCATCCTTGGTGCGGCTTCTACTTGACGTCGATACTTGGCAAACTCACCAAGTTTTTGCTGTACCGAGCCAGACACCGATGCTGCTCCCAAGGCATCCGCATGTTCTTGTGCAAACGCTCTGGCTTCGGCTGTCTTGCCTTGCTCCACGAGGCGATTAAACGAGCCCTTGGTCTGCTGAATATCAAGCATCCGGTCATACGCTTCATCAAGGGTTCCCCTGCCTTCGACGGGCTGGAACAAACCACCAATGAACGGTGTCTTGCTAGCCTTGAGCGTTGGCTTGGCTACATCTTCCTTCATCTCCATGTTCAGTATCGGGTTGGCCAACTGCACAATACCTAAACCAAGACCGCCCGTGTAGCCACGGATGAGGTAGTCAATACCGATAGGAGACAAGCCTTCTTTGCCTGTGATTTGCTTGATGGTTTCGCTACCTGTAATACTACCAAGCAGTTTGGCAAACTCCGATGTGGACTCACGCGAACGTTCACCAGCCAACATTTTCTTCTCGCGCTGAGACTCAATGTCTCCACCAAAAAAAGAAGTGCCGAGATAAACTTCGGTGAGGGGTTTGATGGCCTGTGGCAAAGCAAACGGATTGGTCTGTGCTACCAGTTTGAGCCAACCACCCACTGCCTTGGATGCCTTCTCGTCGTTAGCGGCCATGTCAAAGAGAGCCTCTGGCAACGCTTTGAACGCATAACCTAATTCAAACGGGATAGGTACGCGCACAGGTTCGTCAAAGCCGGGGATGTACACAAACCAGTTGCCGTAGCGTTCTTCAGGCTTGGCGCGTTTATACGCCTCATCATCGGACATCAGGGCGGCGTAGGCCAGTGTGCCTGCGGAAAGCATTAAACCGCGAGCTATCATTTTTTGTTTGATCTTAAGCTGTTCACTAAACGGCATTTGGCCTTTGTATGCGCGGTAGAGCACATCCAAACCTTGAATCTGAGCGTTGAAGAACGGGATGATAATTGACAGCGCTTGCATGCTGGGCGATAAACCACGACGGCTAAAGTTCATGGACTCTAACGTACGCAGAAGCGCTGCTTGCTCGGACATCCCTTTGGCTAGGGAGTCTTTGTATATGACAGCACGGGTAGCCGCATCACCTTGCATAGCAAACGCGTCAGCCTTGGCAACCAGCTTGTCCCAACCAGATTTACCTGCGCTAATATCTTTGAGGAATTTAGCCGCATCGCGTTGGTCGCCAGTGAACACGTTGCTACTGATAGCGCCTGAACGCATCAGTTTGTTTTCCACTTCACTGCGTCCGGCCACCATAGTAGCTAATTCTTTGAACGAACTGAGCACTGGCGTAGCGTCTGTGCCCGTAGTCAACCACGCATTTAAAGGATCGCGCACAACTTGGCGCAAAGCATAGGCGGGGTTGCGTGTCACAAACTTACGAAGCAGATCGGCAGGGATACCCATCATTTTTATAGCGGCGGGCATCGTGGTCTTGATACCTTCCATACCCTTGATAATAAGATCCGCAGGGATGCCATACATGTCTTTGTCAATAAAAACAAAGTGATCTTTGCCGTTGACTTTAAACCGCACAGTGCTGTTGCTTGCAGGGCCAGAGCCTTCTCCAAGCGCTGTTGCAATACCCATCTTCTGAAGCAAAAACGCAGACTCTTTAATCATTTGGTTGCGCAGTGCCAAGTCAGTCAGCATAAACGTGTTTTGAACCGAGCTTGTAAAAATTGGCAAAATGTTCTTATTGCCGCCAACCAACTCTTTCAGTTGTGGCTCGGTCTTGACGTTGCCAATACGAACTGGCGTCTCTTTGTCCACCATCAACTCAATGTTGCCGCTGTTGCTATTAACGCGGTAGTACGGGATGTACGGCACAGATTTCAACTCATTGGCCAGCTTTGGAGTGATAGCGCCTGTCTGTACAAGGAAGTCAACTTGGCCGTCGTTAAATTCTTTGTATATACGTGCGGCTTCCAGCACGGCATCTTTCTTTGTCTTGTCGCTGTTGAGTAAGCGCATGACATCGTTGTATTCCTTCTCGGCCAGAGCAGGATTCTCGTAGTTCAGTTTTTGCCAGCCCTTGACTTTGGCACGCTCGCCTGCCACGTAAGCGGTTAGGATGGCTTCGGCTTCTGAGTCGTTGGCAAACTTACCCTTATGCAAAGCTTCGGCTACTTCAACCATGTTAGCGCCCTTGACGCTGTCGTAGATGTACCCACCACCTTCGCCTTTGCGTAAGACGAGTTTTCCGTTGGTCAGTGCTTGACCCGCATACTGGCTACGTTGTTGGCCAAACCGCAAATAGAACTCTGCGTTTTGTGCTTCCAAGGAAGTGATGACGTTGTTGGCTACGCCACGTTTGAAGGCTTCGGACAGGGCTGCGTCTTTGTCTACAAACTGAACTCGGCCTGTGAGCCCCATGATGTTGCCAAGCAACTGGTCTTTGATTGAAGGTTCTTTGGCAATGAAAGAAGCACCATACTGCGTTGGTTCTTTTTTGGTACGGAAGGCAATCTCACCATCAGCCGCCCTGTAAGCACCAATAGTTTTATTTTCAAACGCTTTGCGGGACTGCTTCAAAGCATAGAAGACGTCAGATGTTGATAGTACAGAGGAAGAAGTGAAGCCCAGATCACGCAAGCCTGCGCGAATCATGCCGACAAACTCCTTGAGCCATCGGCCAGCCTTTTGTTTGAAGTTTTCAGTTACGCGAGCTTCTTCGGTATGCGCAATAATCTCACGCAAGACTTGGAGTTTTTGAACTTCTTCGCTCTTGCCTTGAGCCGCATTGAATTGTGCAGTACGGGTAACTTCATCCAAGAGTTTCTGGCCACCAATTTCCTCGGCCAGTTTGCGTAGGTCTGTCTTGTTAGCGTATGACTGTAGGCGCTCAATACCAATGATGGTGTCTATGCCGTAGTGACCAACCAACTCGTGGAATACCGTGGCTTCCAAGTCTTTCAAGTCAGCGTGTTGGTCACCAACCACCAAGACCGTGCCGTCGCTGAACACAGCGCCTTGCACCATGGCTTCGGTTGGGTTAATACCCTCTTCCGACATACGCTTGAGGAGCGCCACAGGAATCTTGCCGGGGTTAGCGGCGTATACCATCTTCACGTTTGAAGGCAGTTTACTCTGCACTTTTTCCATAAAGTCAGCGGCTTGCTTGGCATCAACCGTGCCGCCTTCTGTTTCACGGGTGCGGTAGGCTGTACCAGTATCCGAGTCGTACGCCGCCTTAACAAGTTCCTCAACTTGCGCTTTAGTCAAGCGCGAACCAGCTTCTCGCAGGGACTTCTTCTCTGTAGCTACACGGCTTTCGGCAGAACCTGTACGGTCTTCAGTAGGTGCACGGCGTACTTTACGAGTCTCTTGGACGGTGCGTTTAGAAGGTGTCGTTTGTTTGCTCTGAGACAGCGCTTCTCTAACGATGTCTGTTTGCTCTGCAAGCGTAGCCTTGTATTCAGGCGTCTGACGGCCAAGCTCAAGCGCTTTGGCATTTAACGCGTCGTTCATCTGTAACTGGAACGCAGTTACAGCCTGATCGTTTTTGCCATATTGCTCACGCAACGCGGTATAGCGTTTGCTAATGTTGTCACTAAACTTTTCAAACTCAGGCTCTTGTCTACCTAAGTTGTCGGCCAATTTACGCATTTGCGGAGAATCTTCCGCTTCTTTGCGGACATCACCTGACTCGATCCGTCTGGTTGTTTTAACTGCGCGGCTTACCTTGGCACCAACGGCTTTACCTTCTGCGTCTCTGATCTTGATGGTATCAAGTTGTTCTTCAGCCGCTTTTTTCTTTTCTTCTGCCACAACGCTGGCTTTAGCCGCTGGCGTAAGTTCGTACATGCTTTTGTACATGCCTTCAATTTGCTCACGCACAGGCGTAATCTTGGCCAACACACGGTTGTATTTATTTAGTGCCGCATTGATCTTGCGCTGAAGGCCAAAGCTTTTGTTTGTTTCCGCTTGCTGGACAAGCTCATTGTGAACGTCTGCGGCATCGTACAACTCTTGCAACCAAGACTTGTTGGCGTTACCAATCGGGAGCACAACCTTGTTATGCAACCTGTCAATGTTGTTCATTGTGATGTCGTACTGTTCTGGCGTCACAGTACGCTTAGCTTCTGTACCGGAAAGATTCAAGCGCGTATCTAGTGCCCGAGTCATACGCTGCTTTTCAGCGTCCTTAACATACTGAGAGATGCGGCCTGCTGGCGCATTAACAGCTTCAGCCGTACGGCGGTCAGCCGCTTCCCGTTCTTCGGGCGTCATCTCTGTACGCTGAATATTCTCGGGGCTAAAGATGTCCAGTTGCTCTGGGTCTTTCTGCATGGCCAACTTGATTGGCCTGTCATCGGACACACGTTTTAAACCGTAACCTTCGGGACGTGGCGTCTCGGCCAGCACTTCCTTGGGTTTAAACTCCAACGCTTCTGCTGGTGTCTTGGCAATACCGGGCACGGTGGTGGGCTGTTCTGGGCCTTCAGGCTTCTCTGAGGGAGGAACGGGCGCTTGTTCAGCCGTGAACAACTCACGGGTTTGGCCACGTTGCGCTTGGTTGATGCCTTTTTCTTCAAGGACTGAACGCTTCTGACCAAAGCTTTCCATCAGATCAGCACGCTCTTTGTTTAATTCATCCAGTTTGGTAGACAACTTGGGTAGCTCATCAAATGAGCCTAGCTGCGCGGCATCCGCAAGTTTCTTCTGTGCGTTTTTAATCTTAGTGTTAATGCTAGAAAGCGCGGCCTTAGACTGGGCTTCCAGTTCTTGTGCAGTTTGCGTTGTACCGCCCAGACCTTCGATAGTCTGCGCCGTAGTCTCCATTTGTGTTTGAAGCGGTGTGTACTGTGCGTACAGTTCATTGACCTTGGCTGTGTTGCCAGAGGTGGCGGCTTCTTGCATCTGCGTTTGAAGGGTAGACAACTGCGCTTTGAGGCGGTCGTACTCCTCCATCGTCCGATTTAAGTCGGGCTTGGGTGCAACAGGAGGGGCTGGGGGCACAGCACCCGTGTCCATAGAACCCATAACCGCACCGGGACGAACAGTCTCTACAACTGGTGCTGGGGGAGTAGGTGGTGCTGGCGCAGGCAACGCCAACATTGGTGGCTTTTCTTCTTGCGGTGCGGCTTCTGGCGCTGGTACTGGAGACGGGGGCGGTGCTTCTGCGGCTTGTCTATCAGCCACATCTTGCCTTGCTCCGGCTCTTTCGGATAAGCGTCCAACTGCACCCAAGGGGCCAAGCAGACCAACCTGATAGGCCGTCTCCCCGTACTCTCTCCAAGCATCAGGAGAACTAAGGGATTTTCCTGCCTGCGCACGTTCAATCATTTGCTGCGCAATTTCAGGAGGAATCTCCATCGCCGTGCCTTTGGCGGTGCCTTTTGCAAGGGTGGCCAACAGTCGCTCGTCTGCTAACTTAGCAGCTTGTTCAGCAGTCCTGCCAAAGAAGGCTTTTTCAGGGATACCAACCAATTTACTGATTAGCCTACCGCCAAAAGGAATTGCTTGCTGGATTGCCTCGATACCAGCGGAAGGCACGGCAGAGCCGTAAGCGGCGGCTTTGTTTATGTTAATTGGTTCTCCACGAGCAAGCTGTTCCGTAGCTTGCGCTTCTATGTGGCTACCGGCTACCATTGGGTAGAAAGCGGCAGCACCGCCCAAGACACCGCCAGCCAATGAAACGTAGGGCCCAAACGGTGCTCCAGCCATAGCACCCGCACGCGCACCCGCAGCACCAAGGGCAAGATTAGGTGCTTGTTGGGCAATAGCTAACGGAATTTGACGGCCTATTTCTTTTGCCGCAGCAATAACGCCGTCTTTGTTGTAGGCTTCTTTAACTTTTTCGGTGCCGATCTGGTCGGCGTACTTGTCGCCAATGTCCTCGCCGCGTTGTATGCCGGCCCTAGCAGCTTCTTCGGCTGAACCAAACGCGCCTGCCGCGCCAGTACGAGTTTGACTTAGTGTGGACTCAGCGCCTTTGCCAAGCGCTGCAAACAATCCCTTTTTGGGAGGAGGTGCGTTACCAATATCTTGAAGGACGGCGGCGTATGCCTGCTCGTCTGTTAGCTCGGTCGGAGAATCGACTTTGAACTTACCCCTACCGGGGATTTCAACTTGGTAAAGCGGCATACCCGCACCTCACTTATTGTTAGCCGCGGGTCACCTTGACACCTTGAGGTATTGCTACCCCGGCTGTAGAAGCCATTGTAGCGGGAACATCCATACCAAACAAGTTGAAATAATAATCCGTAAGTTCTTTGCGTTTTGCCGCTTCTGCACCGGGTTGTGGCATGCCGCCTTCCATGGTTTTTCTCCAGCTTTCCAAGTCGCGGTCAATGAGCGATGCGGCTTTCAAACGGTCTGCCATACGTCCTTTTTCTCCAGACGCAATGTAATCGGCCTCGGCTCCAGCTTTTCTTCCAACATCACTGTAGTACTTCTTCATGATGTCCTTGTACTCAAGGTCAGTCTCAGCCTTCTCACGCGTTTTCTTGGCAGACAACGTTTGCAAACCAGCTTCACCCAAAGCGGTCATAAAGTTAGGTGACTTGTTGGCCAACAAACTTAAACCCAGAGTTAACAAGTCTTCGTTGTCATAACCTTTACGTTCTTTGGCTGGAACAGTTTCTTTGGTAGCCGCCAGAACATCAGAAGGTTTAGGTGCGGCTTCTGCGGGGCCTTGGTCGTAAAATTTACTAAGATCAGCGCCTGCTGTATTGATGCCTGTGGTTTTGTCGGCGTTTGTAAGCGTTTTCATGCCTGACTCAGCAACATTGCCAGTTTCTGCGGCCAATGCCGTGCCACGCGCTTTGTCTGACGTGACTGCCAAACGTTCCATATCTGCGCGTTGCATAGAGCCGGGGTATGCGGCGGCTTGCTTTTCCAACTGAGCAGCTTTGGCAGCTTCCGTGCCCACAGCGGCTTCGTCCGCAAATGCTTGTTCAACACGAGCGCGGGTATCGGCAGGCATAACGCGGCCTTTGGAATCCGCAACCATAACTGGCGGTTCTGTACGGGGAGGCTCTAAACGCATGCCTACAGGCGTGGCAACTTTAGCTTCGGCTTCAGCGGCTTTAGCTCTTTGTGCAAGGGCTAGGGCTTCCAAACCTTCAGCAGACTGTGCAACTTTACGGGTTGCAGCAAACGGGTCAACAACCATACTACCCAATTCACCAGCAGTACGGAAACCGCGTAGTGTAGGGTCTGTTGAATCTGCTTCACGTCCTAAATACTTAGTGCCTAATTGTTTTAAATGCTCGCTACCAAGTGCGGGTGCAGGGCCTTTGTTACCAAATGCTTTACTGGCGGCATAGCCAATATCCATCGGAGCGCCAGCAAGGTTATAGGGCAAGTCGCCCACACCCAACATCATTTGACGAGGTGCTTCGCCAGACTTAATTGCTTCTGAAAGCTTACCTTCTTTGCGACCTTTGCCAGAAGACGGTGTCATAAATGCTGGCTGCTCAAGCGCAGCACGTTCTTTGTCGGTTAAAACTTCTGGAGCCGCCGCCCTTGGTGGCTCGCCTGCTTGCGCTGTACCTACGGGCATGGCCGCCGCCATCTTGGTGGAGAAAGTCTGCATAACTTCGCCAGCAGTTTTTTTGCCATCGCCAAACAATTTAGAGTTACTGCTAATAATTTTGTCTGCGTTCTCGGGGTCAGCCGCTTTGAGAACCTGCGCCATTGTCATGTTGGGATCAGCTTGCAACAAGCGTGAACCTGTACCACGGCCAAGTACGTGAGTTGCGTACAGTTCTTCTGGGGATACATCACGCTTTAACTGGCCACGGAGTGCTGCCGCATCTTGACCAAGAACTTTAGCGCCCACGCGGATGTTTTCAAACGGGTCTTTGCGCTTCTCAGGGTCACCACCGCCTTTAGTAAAGGTGCGGTTAATTAACTGCATCAAACCTTGGGCAGACGATGTCTTGCTTTGAGCGTCAACTTTGCCGCCGCTTTCCGCCTGAATAACGGCTCGCAATGCAGAAGGGGGAATGTTATTAAGTTTGGCTTGTTCGTCAATAAACGCATCCAAATCGGCAGGCACCGCTACGCCTTTTGCGTATCCGGGCACACCACCACCAGCCATACGCATCACAGGCTCGCTTTGTTGGGCAAAGTTAAACATACCGCCCATACCTCCAGTAGACATACCTTCTTGGTCGTCTTCATAACCCGCAATACCGCCGTCAGCCATGCGCTGAATGTTGGGGGTGGGAAGTTGTCCAATGCCTTGTTCTTCGGGGAGCATACCCATTTGGGCAACTGCGGCATCGGCTACTTTAGCTTGTGGCATTGCAGCCATCTGCGCTTGCGCGGCTTGGCGCATCTGTTTGCGACGGCCATCTTCGGAAATAATTAAGGGGAGAACGTACGGATCGCTCTTGTGCATCATGGCCATCTGCTTCAAGGCAGCATCGGGCAACATCGCAATTTGCGATGTGATCTTTTCGGAGTTTGGTAATGCCATGTTCTTCAGCCCATGTTATAGATAGCTAAGTCTGCCAGACCAGCAGGGCGCTCGTCAACAGAGCCGCCTCCAGCAAACGCTCCCAATGCTTTAGCGGTAAGACCCGCGCCTGCTACCTGTTGCAACATTGAGGGGGGCGCAGCATACATTGTGGAAGACTGCTGAGCCAAAGGTAAACCCCGGATCATGTCAGACATGAAGCCCATTTGTTTGTATGGGTAGTTTTGGTAGTTTAAGTAGTCTTGATATTGGTTGTTCAGAATGTTTTGCGTCTGTTGCTGTTGCTGACCACCAAGCTGGTTCTGCATCTGGTTGATGCCCATGTTCTGTTGGTATTGCTGGTTGCCAAGGTTGCCCAAATTCAACGCAGATTGGTTGGCTGTTTGCAAACCTTGAAGTCCCAGCCCAGCGCCAAACTGTTGCTGTTGAGCGTTAAGTTGGTTTTGTGTGTTGTACTGCTGCATCGCTTGGTTGTAAGCGGTGTTTAATCCTTGAGCTTGGATGTCGCCTTGTTGACGCGCCAAATTGTTTGCGGCTTGTCCGCGCATAAGATAATTACCGCTACCACCAAACGCGCCTGAACGGGCGGCTTGTGCATTTTGAGTTTGCATAGCAATGTCGGATTGACGCCGCGCATCCGCTTGCTGGCGCTCAACCACACTTTGCATGTAGGGGTTGCTAATAGCGTCAAAGTTTTTGGACGTGAAATCTGAAGGTCTGAATGTGTATTGTGTATTGAGCGCTCCAAGACCTGCCTGTCCAGTTAAAGCTGTAGCATCCCCTATCTGCGGGGCAGTTTGCATCAAGGCCGCATTTTCGTACGACTGTTGTTGCAAAGGTGTAAATTGCGCTGTGCGATCCCCCATGTACTGCATGTAGGGGTTGATGTCAACGTCAGTGTAAAGCTGTGCTTTACCTAGCAGTTCTTCTGCGTAGGGGCGGATTGGTTCCGCAAAACCTGTTTGGTACTCTTGTACTTGGGAGACTGGGACTGTTGCCATGATCTATTCCTTACGCGGGAAGATATTTATCAGAACGGCTGTTAGCCGCTACTTTGTTTTTGCCTGTGGTTTTACCCCGTGCACGTTGTACACGATCCATCATGGCGTAGAGTTTCTTAGCGCCTGCATCTGTAGAACCATTGCCCAACTCAGACACGATACGCGCAGGCACTACAAACTCACCATCGGCAAGACGTGCGGGTTGCTGTTTACGGCCAATTGTTGCAGGGATGCTATCAGACACACCATCACCGGGGCCTTTGAGCAAACGACCACCGTCTGAGTAAGAACCCAAAGAGCCAAGGCCGCCGCCTACGGCATAGCCACCCATGGCATATTTACTTTGAAGCAAGCCGCCATTTTTCTCTGTAGCTGTCCCCCCAAGAGCCGAGCTTCCATCGCTTGTTGTTCCGGCTGGGCCAGTACCAGCACCGTCGTTGTAGACACCACTTACGCCTGTATCCGCAGTTGCAGCCGTCGCTAATTGATTCCAACGTTTAAGTGCGGGGTTCCACTGCCATGCGCCTTTGCTATCGGCAGGAGGTGCTTTTGTTGGGTCTGTTAAATCGTAGCTAACACCGCCAGCAGTAAGAACATTACCAGTAACGGTCGGGGGTCTCAAACCAGTATTCTTTTTACCAAGCGCGTAATCAGCGTATGGCACAGCAATCTGGGAAGCAACGGATTTTTTAGGGTACTTGGCCGCACCCTTACCCATGAGATAGTTGTACGCAGCCTCAGAGTCGTCAGTCTGTTTGTTATACAGTTGGTTAAACTCGTCGATGCTCTTTGGCACTCTGGACGTATAACCTAAACTTCCGCCGCCTTTGGTGTAAGCATTTTTTATTTCTTGAATGCCTGAAAAACCGCCATACGGACGACCGGGAATGTTGGGTGTTACAGTGGTAGAACCGTTTGCGTTGAAAGTTAAATCGCCCGGATTGTTAATGTTGCCGTACGGGTTAGTTGTACCAACAGGCGCATTGGTTTGCGAGTTGGTATCAAGCACTGTAGATGTTGTGGTGCGGCCAGTAATTGGATCTACAATCACAGGCGGTCTTGTAATAATGGGTGGTGTAGGCGGTCTTGTAATAATGGGTGGTGTAGGAAGTGCTTTAAGTTGCGAAGCTTCCATCCAGCTTAAGTCTGTCTTTTTACCTGCTGCTGCGGCATAGTCTTTAAAGTCTTTGTAAACTTTTGCTGCTTCTGCTGTGGTGCCAAGATTAGAAGAGTCTTTGTACCATGACTGAGCTTTTTCTGCGGCTGTAGGTTCACGACCTAAAACATTACGCACCCATTCGTCAGCAACGGTGTCACTGGCAGTTGAGGTATATCCTGTGTAGGGCTTAGCGGCATCAGCGGCAGTTAAAGTTTTGATACCAAAGTCACCTAGCGTACCGGCCTGTTTAATCTCATTGGCGCTCTTCAAAATGTCTTGGTAAACGCTGTCTACGCTACGTCCATTGGCAATAGCGTTACTCCAGAAGTTCAAGCCAACGGCGTCGGCATCCCGACCCAATACATTTTTATAAATGTTATTTACAGCGGCTTGTGCATCTGCGGTAGATATTTGTGTAGGGGGCGGAATAACGCTTGGTGCAAGAGTAGTAGCTTGAGGTTGTAACGCGGTAATGCCTGTGTTGTTTGGAAAAGTGTCAACTATAGGTTGTGGAGGAGCTTTATCTAAAGACGCGCCCATTGGAGTTGCGATTGTGGTGGGCGCTACTACTGCGGCAGGGGCCGCCGCTGCTTCTTGGGCTTTTACAGCATTAGCAGACTGCATAAAACTTGCCGCTTGGTCTGCCGTTACTGGGCCTTTACCAAAATTGCTTTGCCAGAAAGCAAGACCACCAGCATCTGGTGTACGCCCAATGCTTGCGTATAAATCTTCAACAGTCTGACCGCCAGCCGCGTCAGTACCGGAACCGCCAGCGGCCAAGGCCACAATACCGCCTGTTGCCATAGGGGTTGTTTGCTGTAATTGGGGCTGTGGAGGCTGATTTAAAGACCCTACCCCAAGTTCATACGGATTAGGGTTTTGCTGTCTGAACAGATCGCGCTGGCCTTGGAATGTTTTGTTTCCAAACTCATTGGCTTTGACGGGCGCCATAGAACGCACACCGTACATTGGATCTGGTCTGCCTGTGTCTGGGTTAATATTGAAATCAAACTGACGAATGTAATTTTCGTTACTGGATGTAGGCGCTTTTGTGGTTGTCGGAACCATAGCGCCAGCCAAGATTGGGGCGGCGGCATAACCAAGATTGCCTAAGTTCTGTTGGGCAAAAGCCAAAGGGTCTGTTGCTGCGGCTTTAAATCCAGCGCCAAGTTTGTCAGCACCGCTTAAATTAAAGTTTGAAGGGTTTACCTGTTCAATAGGTGGAATAGATACAGCGTTACCTGCCGCGTTAACGCCCCCCGCAAGATTTTCTGCACCAATTGGTGCGCCGCCAGCAACTAATGCATTACCCCCTGCACCTAGAAAACCTTCAGCCAATCCCGCGCCACCATACGCGCCCAAGCCTGCCATCAGACCACGAGACAAACTGCCCGTAGCCAACGTGGTAATACCGCCAACGGCCAAGCCAGCCGTAGCCGCAGATGCAAAAAGACCCCCGCCGAAAGCCGCACCAGCAGGGCCAAGGAACGCGCCAAGCGCAATAGGAGCAACGGCTTTGAACAGGTCAGAAAGGAAGCCAGCTTCGGGTAAACCCGTAGTAGGGTTGATGGTCATTGATCGACCATTGGCTTCAGCAAAAGCTTGTAAGCGCTGGACTTCATCCGGCGTCATGTGTACAAGTAAAGAGTCGTCGCCGCGACCGTGCTGGGCTACCTGTTCGGCAAACTTATGCAGGCTCATTTTTGCCTCTCAAAATGGGGGTTGTCTAATAATATCATGGTGGGAGCGCGGACACAAACGAAAGTGTAGCAATGGCTGATGGAATTGCTGGTCGTGTGGGGCTGGCACTGGCGGGATATTGCTCAATAGAAACACCCGTATCAGTCGTTCTCCACACTATCTCAACATAGTCAGTTGCATTTAAACTTACAAAAT